CGGCAGGGACTGCCGATTACACGGGTGGAGAGGAAGTAAGAGCCATCCCTTCGGAAGCCATTCCTCTGTGAAACCCGAAGCAAACGACTCTTCGGATTGTTTGCAGTCCACTAAGTTTTAATCTTCAAAAAGAGTTATCAAAATGGAAACTTTTGAAATCCCATTCCATGGGCGTATCACCCTTGCTCAGCATCAGGAGGTGATTCAACGCCACAACGACCAAGTACGTGAACAGCGTCATGTCGTTGAAGACCTTCAGGGCGCTATCGCCCGACAAGCCGAAGAGCTTGAAGCATTCCGCTCTCGTCAATCACGACTTGAAGGGCTGTTCACCGAGATGTTCTCGGGTGTAGTACGAAACATCGTACTTGACACCTTCCGAGACGAAATCTTGCACGCAATTCGTGTAGATACCTCCGTCTGCTCGCACTACGACCGACCCGATGAGGCAGATTCAAGCGTAGTGTTCATTGACCCACGAGATGGTTTTTCGTTTGAACAGCGAGAGCGATAATAACCAATATAATGAAGTCTCACGGATAGGCTTGGAAAAGCCGTCACTACTACGTGAGAAGCGTACCAGCTTGATGTTAATTGTGGAGGTTAGCTACCCTTTGCAATATCATACTCTACAACGTAAAAGAGCTACCATATCGTCTGTCGTGGTAGGCTGGTAATAGTGGAACGTCTTCCACATCGTACAAAAAGACCGCTCCCCAGGCTGAAGCGTGATGCGTATATAAGAGTGTTTCATGTACGTACGAGTACTGAGTATATGCGCAATGCCTGACAGACAATGGAACGTTAGTTCAGTTGGTTAGAATACCTGCCTGTCACGCAGGTGGTCACGAGTTCGAGTCTCGTACGTTCCGCAATAGTGGGGTGGAGCAGTGGTAGCTCGTTGGGCTCATAACCCAAAGGTCGTAGGTTCGAATCCTACTCCCGCAACTCTTTGATTTGCCCTATTAGTCAATCGGTTAGGCATCGGTCTGCAAAACCGAGTAGGATGGTTCGACTCCATCATAGGGCTCAACTGCTTTCTTAGCTCAGTAGGTAGAGCACCTGATTTGTAATCAGGCGGTCATTGGTTCAAGTCCAATAGGGAGCTCAACATTCGCCAATGTTGTTGAACGAGAGTCTCGCCCTCCGTACGATAAAAGTCTGTTGAGTACGGAGGGTTGGGTCTCAATCTTGACATTGAGCTGTGTGTTTTTACAAACGGGGATGCCTGGTTTTGACAGCGTAATAGTTGTAAAGCAAGCATGCAGTGTGAGTCTTACACACTTTAATCAAAAGGCAAAACTTTTAGTTGGCAACAGCTACTTCCGTGTCGCCGCTTAGTTTGAAGAAGTAAACTAACCCACGACCATCCTGAATGTGCTCAAGCTCTGAGGTGCATTCAATAGGATGTCGGACATCAGAGCAACCACCTCAGGCTACTCCTGCTAATCAGAGGTGGACTAAGCAGGAAAAATTCGGCAACCGATGCTCAGAATGAAGTGCCGTCTTAATCAAGATGAGCTAAGCATGTAGAAACCTTTTTGACGTTATGTTTGGACGAGGGTTCGATTCCCTCCATCTCCACTCTACCACTTAATCATGGTTTATCCTATTGGGTGATTGGAAATGAATCTGTAAAAAAAACGAGTAGGATGACTAAATTCTGCTTTTCATTTGAACAGAGCGATAATTAACGAACATAAAACATAACAACTATGCTAAGAGCAATCAAAGTAAGATTATACCCAAACAATGAGCAGGAGCAAGAACTCAACAAAGTTCTTGGTGCTTATAGGTTTGTTTATAATTACATGCTCGATAAAAAACAGAAGGCTTATGAAGCCGACAAGACGAACCTAAGCGCCGCTTATTTGTCCAAGTGGTTTCACGAAGTATTGTTAAAGGACGAGCAATATGATTGGCTGAGAGAACAGAATGCGCATGTGATGAATCAAGCCATTAACCAAATGGATGATGATTATCAAAAGTTCTTCAAACAGCACAATGGCTTTCCAAAGTTCAAGGCAAAGAAGGATAATCAGTCAGTCTTGTTACCCCGTGATGCGGTTTCAAAGTGTAACACTTTTGATACCCAATGTATTGCGCTTACTACTTCCATTCAGAACCTCAAATTTAGTTGTTCTGACATATACCACGGACGCTTGCAGAAATACAAGGACAACATCGGAAGTGCAACACTATTGAAGACCAAGAGTGGTGATTTCTTCTTGTCAATCCTTATTGATATTCCCGAAAGTGAACTTGGGGTAAAGGAGTCGATGCTAAAACTGCAAGACTTATGATTAGCCCAAACGAATTTTACGAAGGTCTTAAAAGAGGGGCATACAAGACTAATGTCAAGATATACCAATCTTCGCAGACATTAGATTATAATGGGAGTCCGATGTTTGAGCTTGAGATAGCAACGACAAAGACCCGTGAACCCATCAAAGACGACCCTTACGATGCTCCCTACGAGCTTAGTCTCACGATAAAGAGAAATCAGCGAGAAATCAACGATTTCATTATGGGAGTGAAGCTAAGTAGCTTGCGTTGGAAGTCAGCTGAGGAGGTTGATGAAACCATTGCCAAGTTGGAACGGATTATAAACAAATTCGTTGATGCTTGTTATAGCTATCAAAATGGCGACTACAACTCTACCTCAGACTATTACGCATATCTAACTATAAGTGGATGTTACAGATACTTAAGCACGTATTTTGACGATTTGCGATATGGCTACGATGCGTATATAACTCGGACATAAATAGTTATACCATACGAATGTCTCTTGTCGGTTCGGGGCATATCGGTAATCATGTTCATTCTTAAGAAATGCAGAACCGACAACGGAAAGATGGCAGAGTGGACGAATGCGTCTGTCTTGAAAACAGAAGGTCTGAAAGGACTCGGGGGTTCGAATCCCTCTCTTTCCGCAAAGAAACTCCGACTGAGTGCTACTTGAAACGATATATAGTAGCTATCTGTGATTGGCATTCATTGTAGTTTGCGGTGTCACACGGGTATCTGGATATTGAACAAGCATCCTGCACGTTCGTTTTCACTTTGATTTTAGGGAGTGCGCTAAACGAGAGGTAAAGCACAACCTCGGTAGCATGTCAGACTACCAAGAAAGTCTATCTCATTAGAGCAACATTGCACCATCTGAAAAGATAAAAGTCCAAGTGGTTAGACCATGACGATGGAAGGCATGTGGGTTATTCGCAGGAGCATTTAGGCTTTATATCAGAGCTTCACCCACTTCTCTTGTGAGATATATAAAACGGAGAGTTGGCGGAGTGGTCTAACGCATCTCACTGCTAACGAGACGTACGGAAACGTATCGGAGGTTCGAATCCTTCACTCTCCGCTAAACCTGCACCCATCGTTCAATGGATAGGACAGCGGTCTTCTAAACCGCCAATCTCAGTTCGAATCTGAGTGGGTGTACTAAGTCCGTTTTGGGATGTTGTGTGACTATAAACTCAAGGTAATGTCCCCTCGGTAGCAGGAAAGTCTATCCTGACCAAATCAGAAACTTATCACTTAGGTCAGCATGCATGCAGGTTTGGTCAGTATTAAGTGCGGTAGAAAAAAGTTCCATAAACTGCGACAGCTTCCGTCATAAGCTGGGGAATATGGGGAACTCCATAAGCTCGGTGGGAGAGATTACCTGAAAAGGTGGCGCAGGTTCGAATCCTGCATGGGGTACACGGGCACTCGTAACACTTGTAGGTGTTAAGCATTGGATGCACGACCGAATGGTTGGCGGATACGAGGGAGGTTGGGTAGCTACAACTATCACGAACCTTAGGTGGGACGACAAATCTTCCCCGCTAACGTACCTAAAGGATGAAAGCGTTAGCTCTTTTTATATACACTCCTATCACTCAGATTATTGTAGCAATAACTTTGTAAGTTGTTAGTATGAAATTTGAGATTTGTAGGTCTTGTCCCTTGGTGTAATGGTAGCACAACAGACCTTGGCTCTGTTAGTCTTTGTTCGAATCAAAGAGGGACAACGCATAGCTATTGGTGCAGTGGAACGTTGCTGAGAACGACCTTGACGAAGGTGGGGTGACGTAGCGTAGCGTAATACTTTATTGCATTGATTACGTATAAGATACAATAAAGAGATGCGATGCTTAGCATACCAGCATAGGGGCTGGAGACCCAACGTTGTGTTGGATGGCTATTATAATCAATGGAAGTGTCGCGTAGTGGCAATCGCAACTGACTGTAAATCAGTGGTCTTAATGGCTTCGTAGGTTCGAGTCCTACCGCTTCCACTCGTTATAAGTTTCATCAAACTCAATCCTAATTATGCACATCATATCCAAAGAAAAAGACTCATACGACTACTTAGTCGGTAAGTGGGGAATGGACAAGAATATCACCTTAGATAGAACGTCATTTGATAACTCCATTAGGAATGTTATTTCTGATATGGAGGATTATAAGGGTTATTGTATTCCACCAAAGAGTGGGATATATATTAGCCATTACCTGCTCAAGGTTGGTTATAAGTATTTCCTCGTGAGAAGCATTGAGGATTACGACAACTTTACGATTAACAATGAGCTGATTTCATCGTTTGAATGCTTTGACAAAAGGATTGAAGGAGATGATGCTATTATCTCCTTATATATGGCTTCAGTTCCTTGGGGTCAACGAATACATCAAAAAATCTCGGGTATTTCAGATGACGAGTATATCACATCTGTTGCTGATGACGCTCTTAACAAGCTGTCATTCTATCGCCTGAAGACGAACTTCTTCTTAGGAAAGAACGGATTTGGGTTCTTAGACCAAGAGGAAGTTTATCTTGCAATATATAGCTACCTCTCTTCCTTAAAGAAAGACAAAGAATCAAGCCAATCAAATGATGGCAAGATAGTCTCGCACGGGTTTGATAAGAAGAAGTCATTTCGCAAGATGAAGCGGTGATTGCCACCGCATAACACTCTATAGCTCAGTTGGTAGAGCAACGCACCTTTAATGCGTGAGTCGCAGGTTCAAGCCCTGCTGGAGTGACGATTTTGGATTGAATTGCCTAACGTGTCATAATTCAAAGAGAGGGGCGGATGCTGTAATAGGTGTCCGCCCTTTTTGTTTCAAAAGGATTTCTTACCTTTGTCTAAGAATTAACTCTCAAAATAACATACAACATGCTGGAATTACTAAAGTTCTCCGTCAAGGGGTTTAAGGGATTCAAGGATGAAATCACCTTTGACCTAACAGACAAGAGAGAACAGACAACCGAATCCAAGGGGCTGGCAATTATCCTTGGGAAGGAAGGTGCAGGGCGTACCAACCTCGGTGAAGCTCTCTTTGATATTGCCTACAACTTCAACAAAAGCATCATCCGTCCAAATAGTATGTACGCTTATGCAAACTCATCAATCGCAGTAGAGTTTTGCTATGAGCTATGCGACTCTGTGCTAAGCGCAATCTACCAATACAGATATAAGGTCTACGATGGTGAGATTTATGACGTGATGGTAGACGAAACGACTAACAAGTACCCAATCTCGGAGGATAAGAGAGATAAAGTCCTAAAAGATATTTCAGACTTCGCTCAGTCAATGCTCTTCATCAAGAACTGCAAGGAGAGATTTCCAATGAGAGCCGAGGACTTGAAGGACGAGTTGCTTCCTTCTGATGAGTTCCTTCGGGACTTTGAAGAGTTCCTTGTCAGTTGCATCGGCTACGAAGTGGACTTCGTCAAGATAAACTCCGAGCTGTACTTTAAGGAGAATGGGGTTGTCCTTCCATTCTTCAAGTGTGCAAACAAGAGACTTGTGGACTTGTATCTCTTGGTTAATAGCGTGGGGTGTGGTCACTTCTTTGAAGACGAGCAGTATTCGCTCATCTACGTTGATGACCTTCCGTTCATAAACGACCTCACTAAAACGCCATCCATCCTCACCTTCCTTGAAAATAGGACAAAGCAGTTAATCGTAGCTCCTATTGATACGATATACTTCAAGTTTGATAGACCGAAGGAAGACTTGTATATCATAGCGAATGGTCAGGTGAAAGAGATACAAGAATGGACTGACAAGGATTTGCAGTTCGGGCATAACTTTGAAGGGTTGTACCGAGGAGGTGCTTTTGACGAGTGAGGACACCTTGGCAACCATAAATGATAGCGGAGAGATTACCATACGGGGTCTTTCCGCTATTGCTTTGAAAGGTTATTTTCACTACCTTCGTGAACGAAACATACAACAACACTACACATAATGAAGAAGACTTTAGAACGTAAAGCACTGACCGATGGTGAACTATCTATCCCATTTGAACGAGATAGGTATTGGGGCACTGAAAAAGTATGTCGTGGAAGTGGCTATAAGATGTACCATTACCATGGTAGACTTTTAGCTGAAATCCGTGGAAAGAACCTACACTACGTTCGTGTGTACAAGCATAAACATGTCTCTATGGGTAGATGTAATTGCTCGCTATGCGAATGGAGACGAGAACGTTCCGCCCAACGTAAAGTGAAGAGAATGAACGAGAAGGCAGAAGCGTTTGGAGAATGGTAATTTAATGCCTATCTTTGAGCAACAGAACATACAAAAACATAAGATATGGAAATAAACTTTAGCAAGGAGTTCACCGATGCTCCTGGCGGTCGTTACAAGTCCGATGGTTCTCACTCAGGTGAGCTTTTCTACGAGACATTGCTTCTTCCAAGGTTTGAAGAAAGCCTCAAGAACAACGAGAAGCTCATCGTCAATATGGATAACGTATATGGCGTTCCTGCCAGCTTCGCCTCTCAGGCATTCGGCACGCTCTCTCAGAAGTTCGGAAGCAAAAAGGTGCTTGACAATATCGTCATCAAGACGAACATTGAGAGCCGTAGGAATATGATTGTGGGGACAATTATTGACCCCGAAGGAAAGCTGTCCCTTTAGCAAATCAAAAGACTAATCACTAACTTAATAATAAAACGAAAATGGCAGAAGTTGGAGTAACTCATCGTTGCGGTGGTACGCTCTACACCACTTACAGCGATATTGAAGAGAAGGCAGTAGCTCAGGCTAACCTCCTCCTCGGTATGGAAACGTACGAGGAGCAGACAGCTCACCTGCTACCTGACGCTCATTTCTGTATGGGGCTGTCCCCCGTTGGACTTGCTTTGACCTTCTCCGATGTCAAGGGTTTCCATCCATCAATCATTTCGGCTGACGCAGGGTGCGGTGTCTCGGTATATCGCATCCCTAACGTCACCGAAGAAATGCTCTTTGAGCTTTCCAAGAATATGAAGGATGTCCTTGACTTCGGAAAGAAGATGTACATTCAGGAAGCGTTAGACGCTCTTGAATGCTACCAGCTAATAGATAACGACAAGGAGAAGAAGATGCTCTTTGAGCGTAGCTTCTGTACCCTTGGTGGTGGAAACCACTTCTTTGAGATTGGAGAACATCTTGATGAAATCTCGGGAGTGCGTGAACACTACATCGTCATCCATAGCGGTAGCCGTAATATCGGAGGTCTCCTTCTAAAGCGAGGAAATGACCTCGCAGAAGAGAGCGCAAAGAAAGTCTACTCCAACGCTGTATCAGATGTCGTACGTGAGTATTCCACGGCAGAAGATAAGTCGGTCATATCCGATATTATCTCCTCTCTTGAACGTCCTGACGGCACGATAATGCGAGGTGTCGTTCTTGACATCTACAAGGAGATGGAAATCTTCGCTCAGAAGTACGCTTCACTCAACCGAGATGCTATCGCCAAGTCTGCATCCATCATTCTCTTCGGAGAGGACAAGACGGAGAAGCTCGTAGACAAGCCACACAATTACGTTGATTGGAACTTACGTGTACTGCACAAGGGTTCAATGGGCGTGAGCGTTGGTGAACTCATCGCTATCCCTCTTAATATGCGTGACGGGACTATCATTGGTCGTGCGAGTGGCAACGTAGCAGAGTGGGGTTACAACCTCCCTCACGGGGCAGGACGCTCTAAGTCTCGTGGCGAAGCCGTCCTTGATATTTCCATTGAGGAGTACAAGGAACAGACTAAGGGCATCATCAGCCATACCATCAATGAGAATACCATTGATGAAGCTCCATCAGCCTACAAGGACAGCAAGAGCATCAGCGAAGTAATCACAGCTAAGCTCTACGATTACTTCGTCATCAAGCCCCTGATGTCCTTTAAGGAATCCGAGCCTAAGTGGCATAAAAAGTAAGACATCGGGAGGGGCAGGTCTCCTCCCGACTATTACTATAATAGTCTACAATGGGAGTTTGCTCCCATCATCGTTTAATCACATTTTTCATATCCCTATTACCAACATCAAATGACAGAAAGCAAACAAGCGTTATCTGACTACGTGTACCAAAGTAAGTACTCTCTCTACCGAGAGGACTTAGGTCGTAAGGAAGTGTGGAAGGAAAGTGTACAGCGTATCAAGGATATGCACCTCACGCACCTCGCCGCCTTCGCCCCCGAAGCACTCAAGGACGAGTGGTTCATGAATCAGTTTGAAGAGGCTATTGAATACTACGAGAAGAAGAAGTTCGTAGGCTCTCAAAGAAACCTTCAGTTCGGTGGAGACCCCGTACTCAAGTCGTCTGCAAAATCATATAATTGTAGCTACTCGCACTGCGATAGATTAGAGGTCTTCCGAGAAATCGAATGGCTTCTGTTGAGCGGTTGCGGTTGCGGTCTTTCGGTAGAGAAAGCGCACGTTGAAAAGCTCCCTAACCTTCTGAAGGAAGAGGAGCTTGAAAAGGAAAAGGAGCTGTTCTTGATTGAAGACAGCATTGAGGGATGGGCTGATGCTATCCATAGACTTCTTACCTATTACTTTGTTAAGGGTTCAAAGAAGCCTATGTTTGACTACTCGGAAATCCGTCCTAAGGGTGCTAAGATTGCAGGACGCTTCATCGCCCCAGGACCTAATGGTCTCCGTGAAAGCATCGGTCGTATTGACAAGGTGATTGCAGGTGCTGTGGCTTCGGGTGCTACCAAGCTCTCTCCCCTTCAGTGTGCAGACATCATCGCTCACCTTTCCGATTCAGTTCTCTCGGGTGGCGTTCGTAGGTCAGCCCTTATGATTCTCTTCTCCCCCGAAGATACGGAGATGGTTGAATGCAAGACGGGTGATTGGTTCACGGAGAACCCTCAGCGTGCTCGCTTCAACATGTCTGCGGCTCTTGACCGAGGTCAGGTGCAGAGAGAGGTCTATGACAAGCTATTCCACGCAATGCGTACGAGCGGAGACCCTGGTCTCTTTTGGAGAGACGAGTTCGGTGTCGGTACTAATCCTTGCTGTGAGATTGGTTTTGCTCCCGTAGATGAGTTCGGTAATACGGGCTGGCAGGTATGTAACCTTGTATCCATCAATGGTAATGAATGTACCACCGAAGATGAGTTCTACAAGATTTGTGCTTGCGCATCTACTCTCGCTACCATTCAGGCGAGCTATATGAACTTCCCCTACCTTGGTGAGGCTACAACGAATATCATCAAGTCAGACCCTCTTATCGGTGTGTCTATCGGTGGTATTATGAATAACCCTGCCATCCTACTTAACAAGGACATTCTTGCAGTAGGTGCTATTCAGGTGCGTCAGCAGAACGCTAAGATTGCACGTATCCTCGGTATCAATCCAGCGTCAAGAACGACCTGCGTAAAGCCCGATGGGACGGTCAGTTTGCTTCTTGGAATGACCTCAGGTATCCACGGAGCTTACGCTAAGAAGTACCTGCGTAGCGTAGAAGCGAACAACGAAGAACCCAACCTCAAGGCTTACGAAGAGGCTAACCCAAAGGCTGTACAGCCTAACATCTTCAAGCCTGCTACGGACAAGAAGATTTTCTTCCCTATTGAAGAAGATGATTCTACTATTCTCCGTGGTGACTTGCAGGGACTGAAGCTCCTTGAATACGTCAAGCTCGTTCAGCAGAATTGGGTACTCGCTGGGATGAAAGACCAAAAGTCTCCCGTAAAGAATAACGTATCAAATACGATTGACGTTCCCGATAACGAATGGGACAAGGTGAAGGAATGGGTTTGGGATAACCAAGACTATATCGCTGGTGTCTCCTTCCTCTCTACCTACGGAGACCTTGACCTTCCTCAGCCCCCAATGTGCCGAGTTCTCAGTATGGAGGAAATCACCCGTGAGTATGGTGTTGCTTCGCTCTTTGCATCAGGTCTCGTTGTGGATGTCATCAAGGCGTTCAAGTCTCCCGATATTTGGAAGGCATGTCAGACCATCCTCGGTCGTGGCGAAGTCCTTTCGGTAACAGAAGACCATATCAACGCTTACGCTCAGGAGCATAAGATTGACCTTCCTCTTGACGATAGTAGCAAGATGAGTATCCGTGCTATCTTGGAAGAAAAGATTTCCAACAAGGTAGACAACCTTCACGAGAAGCTGGACATCGTAAGACGTGTTAAGAAGTTCGCTAAGAACTACTATGCAGGTGATGTCTACAAGGCGGTTAATCTCCTAAAGGTGGTTAATAACCTTCACTACTTCGAGGTGCTGAAGAAGACCTACAACCCCATTGATTGGAGTTCGGTAGACTTCGGTGGCGACAAATTCAGTAATGCAGACGAACTCGGTGCAATGTCCTGCGCAGGGGGAGCTTGCGAAATCAAGTAATAAGAATTATGGCTAATTTTTCATTCAGTAGTAGTAGAGCACCTATCTACTCAGAAGAACTACTACGCAGAGCAGAGGACGACATCATCGCCCTGAACGAGCTGGAGGAGTTCAATACGTCATCCTACTCGGAGCTAAACGCTTCTGTTGATAGTGTCATCTTGGCGGTTGAAGCCTTTACCAAGGTAGGAAACCACGCTATACGTAAGAAGAACGAGTGCGGTGTCTTTGATTTCCTATATGGTTCAACAGCAGAGATTGCCAAAGAATCTGAAGGTTCTCTCTTGGATGCAATCACGATTATCATCAATAGTGTTACTGACAGCTACAAGGATAAGAAGAGGTTCATCCAAGAGGCAAAGAATAGCCTATACAGAAACCTGCGAAATGAGTTTGACGGAAAGGGTGTAGAGGTATCCGAGAAGCTGTACCCTAACCTCTGCGCCTTCCTCACGGAATATCCCAAGGAGCTTGAGAAGCGCAAGGAGGCAGAAGAAGCTAAGGCTATGGAACAATCCAAGAGGGGTGTTCCTTGTGTTGGTCACGTCTGCTCGGACAAAAGCATCTCCGTTTCAAAGAAGATGCCTTCCATTCAGTATTGCGGTGAAGACGCTCCTGAGGCTAAGATGACAGCAAAGAAGGAAGCTCCAAAGAGTAAGCCTCTTGACAGACTTTTCTCCACAAGCGAACATGAAGAGGTTGAAAAGTGGAGAGAAAAATATGGCAGTAAATTCCTCACCGATGCGGCAAAGGCGTTGGAAGGAATGCCAAGCTACGAAAAGTTCAAAGTAGCAGATGCACCTAAGATTTCTGACCTTGAAGGGAAGAAGAAGTCACCAAAGAAGGAAGCTCCAAAGGCAAACAATGGTAGCGAAGAGTTCCATATCGTCTTCCTTGACGAAGATGGTGTTGAGTACGAAGTTCCCGAAGACGATATTCTTGAACTTATCGCACTTATGTGTATGCTTGACGAAGAGGATGACGAGTCTTAAACGTCTGTGCTAATAGAATGATGAATGAAAGTTCGGAGGATTTGGTTTCTCCGAACTTTCTTCTTATCTTTGTACAAAGAAACCCAAAAGGGTATGTCTAACAAATAACAAAGAAAAAGAATCATGAGCAATGAGAGTCTCAAGACCTTGGTAAAGGTCGCCATCGCAATCGTCTTCGCCCTGCTGACATTTTGGGCTGTATCGGTTATCCTAACCATTGAGTCCGAAAAGAAGGAACAGCCCACCACCCCTCAGTCCATCCCAAAATCTTCACAGAGAGTTTTCTCTGTGAAGACCGACTACGGAGTACTCCTCACCAATGGGGAGTGCTATAATGTAGACTCCGTAGTCTTATGCGTATATACCGAGGAGTTCAACGGGGCAAATGTCATTGACCAAGTCCGAGAAAACATCTACGGATATATCCTTGATGCTCTTGAAGACGCTTCGTGGGAGTCACCAACCATTGATAGTTTATCCACCAATACCGAAGTCATCCTATCCGATAAGTTAGCTTCTTCAAGCGCAAATATATATTGGATTGAAGTCCATTCAACTTATACGGGCGTTGGGAATCTTTAGCTTGTTTGGTGCAAGGAGCTATCATTGTTTTATGTTGTAAGCATGCAAAGTTATTTTGTAATTTAGAAAACTATTGTTTTCTTTACCATCAAGATGAGAAAGATTCACAGAACATACAAGTTCAGGTTGTATCCAACCAAGGCGCAGACCGAGTTACTCGCAAAGCACTTCGGTTGTGCTCGTTTTGTGTACAACTACTTTCTCAATCAAAGACAAGAGCAGTATAGGCTAACGGGCAAGAGTGATAACTTCTATGCTGAATGCAAGGCTCTTACAGAATTAAAGAAGCAGGAAGAAACCGCATGGCTTAAAGAAGTTAATGCTCAGTCCTTGCAGTTCGCTCTCAGATGCCTTGAAACTGCCTATACCAACTTCTTCAAGAAGAGAGCGAAGTTCCCCAAATTCAAGTCAAAGAGAGCTAAGAATAGCTTCACCATTCCTCAGTCTGCTTATATTTCAGTAGGTAGGCTCTTCATTCACAAGTTCAAGGGAGGCATCAAGTGCCGTGTACATCGTGAGATAAAAGGAAAGATTGGCAAGGTCACTATCACCAAGACTCCGAGTGGGAAGTACTTTGCCTCTGTGTCTACAGAAGAGGAATACGTGTCTCCATTTGAAAAGACAAACAAGCCTGTTGGGGTAGACCTTGGTTTGAAGGATTTGCTTGTGACTTCAGAAGGAGAAACATTCAAAAACAACCACTACACGAAGAAATACGAGCGCAAACTTGCAACAGCACAGCGACATCTTTCCCGTAAGAAGAAGGGAAGCAGAGGGTTCGAAAAACAAAGACTCAAAGTTTCCAGACTCTACGAGAAGATTTCCAACAGCCGTGCTGACTATCTGCATAAATGCTCTATTTCTCTTGTAAGAAAATATGACATCATCTGCATTGAGGACTTGAATGTCAAGGGGATGGTGCGAAATCATAAACTCTCCAAGTCTATAAGCGATGCAAGCTGGTACAGCTTTGTGTCTATGCTCACCTACAAGGCAGAGTGGAACGATAAGAAGGTGGTGAAGATTGATAGGTTCTATCCATCATCTCAGACTTGCAATGTATGTGGATACATCAACAAAGAGACAAAGGATTTGGCTGTTCGTGAATGGGAATGTCCTTCTTGTCATACGCATCACGACCGAGACGTGAATGCCGCAATTAACATCCTTCGTGTAGGATTAAAACAATACACATCGGTAGGGACTGCCGATTACACGGGTGGAGAGGAAGTAAGAGCCGACCTTTTCGGAAAGCCATTCTTCTGTGAAACCCGAAGCTCATAAGTCAAAGACTTATGGGTAGTCCATTCAGGAAGAAGTAGTACGTGACGCAGAACGTGGACGGATAATAGCCTTTCTATAATATATTGGGAAATCGTTCCCAAGTTCACATTAAAATATAATTAGAATGTCAGCAGAAGAAATTAAGAATGTAGGCGAAGAAGCAACGGAAGTTGCACAGCCTGAAGCTACAGGCAACGTTGAGATGCCAAAGGAAGACCTTGAAGCGGTCAATGAGCCTATTGATTACGCTACTGCCTCAACTGAGGCACGAGAATCCTTTATGAAGGAAGTCTTGGAAACTCAGAAGGCTTCAGAGCGTATCAAGCTGGTGGATATTGAAAAGATTCCAACAGAAGCAGAAGTGAAGGCTCTCGCTGAGGAATGGGAAGAAGCCAATCGTGCATTCCACGAAGACCTCAAGCTCTTTCTCTCAGAAGATAAGAATGAGTCAGAAGCATTCGCAGTCGTCCTTCAGACTTTCTTTGAACGCTATTGTCAGTGGTCAGGCGACCAATTCCGTGCCGTCCTCGCAATCCACGAGACCCTTGAAGAGATTTCAAGCAAGAGAAAGAACAAGACTTTCAATGACCTGAAGCTCTCCTACTACGAGACTATGGTCATCGCAGTGTTCCTGAAAGAACCTAAGGGTACGGGTATCAAGAGTTCGGAATGGTTCAGAGACAACGCTACGAACCTCTACAAGATTTCACAGCGTTCTCTCAGCATGCTCAAGGACTTTGAAGACCGCAAGAAGGAACTTGAACGTAAGCTGGAAGTCGCTCAGCTCGCTTCAATCTCGTTCTGCGTAGAAGCTCTCCCCGTTGAGAACAAGTACGAACACGACCTCGCTAAGTGCATTGAACTTGAAAACAAGTTCCTTGAAGAAGCAGGTCTCCTCTAAGAATAACTAAACATCGGAATGCCCGAACTCATCATCGGGTTCGGGCATTCTTCTCTTTCAACTAACTAAAAACAATTCCTATTATGTTTATCATCGTAATTCTTTTGCTCGTCCTTATCGTAGCGACAGCAAAACCCTCCCTCATCAAGCCCGCCATTGACTACGTTGAAGCCCTACTAAATGGGAAGAAGACCGAGATGGATGACGAGCATCTTGAAGAAGACTACCACGCTGTACTTCAAGAGAGACTTAGCGTCCTTCTTCGTAATGTCGCAAGAGACCTGAAGAATGTAGACTCAAAGCTGTTGTCTCAAATCTCGGAAATGTTTGAGGCTTATGAAAAGATGGACTTCAACCGAATGGAGAGCCTCTTATCCGCAACCACTCCGCTGTCCCTATCCTCAGAACCAACAAGCTATGGTCATTTGGACATCAATGACTACATCAATATGAAGGTCTTGAACCTCATCGGTGGGAGCTTCTCAAAGAATGCGTGTGAAGATATGCAGATTATTTGGAGTACGGAGTTCTACAAGCTCGTCTCTTGGGTCGTATGCCTTGACCTGAAGGAATACGATATGGCACGAGACAATATGAAGCAGTGCATTGAGACCCTCAAGTCCAACAGCATCGTAAAGCAGTTCGGGAAGCCCATCAAGGTGGAAACGCCAGCAACTGAAGTATCCAATGAAGACGAAGAAAAGAAAGACGAAGTCACCGAAGCAGGCGAAGTTCAAAACTAACCAGCTGGGGTTTCTCGTCTTCACCAACGAGAAGGCTGACTACGAGATTACTATATACCCACCGAAAAATCCTGAGGTAGACCCGAAGTGGCTTGCTGATGGATTTCCCGATGACCCCGTCCCTCTTCGCTATTATAATTCGTACGAAGATATAATCAAGGACGTAGAGCGCATCTGCAATGTAGTTGTAGTCTCTTAGGAAATATCAATCTAACCAACACACGTGACAGCCACGGACTTGCTTTTGCAGGTTCGTGGTTTTGTTGTTAAATAACATACGATGGCATTTACGAGGAACATAAGAATGGAGTATCCTCTCCTTAACACGCTGAGGAGAGGGGTTTTCAGGCGAGACCTTGAAGACCCGACAGCCCTTGCGTTTAAGGTGGAGTTCGGTATCATCAAGGGGCAGTCGCTGTTTGGTGACAAGATGTTCACTTTCCCCGCTCATAACAACAAGATTGAGGGGAGCATCTTATATGACCATATGCCAACCCCATTCTTTCAGCTCCCTATCCCTACAACGCAGATTAGGAGCAGTTCACTCGTAGACCATAGCCTTGTTCCGCAAGGGGCGTACTCGGCATACACTTACCTACTAAACTCAAATCAGGACGCAAGGGCTGAAATGCTCCTTGACTTCATTGGCGGATGGCACGAACTACAAACCAACCATCCGTATCTGTTTGAGAGTGTATCGGGAATACAAAACCTTCTCAACATTGAGCCTAAATATGGACCTCGCATCAAGGAAGGATATGAAGGAGCTAAGGTAACGTTCACGATGCGTGATACCCTTGACCAAAGAGTAAGGCATATGCTTACTCTTTATAGGAGTATCGTATGGGACGACAAGTGGCATAAACATACGATGCCTGATATGTCACGATTCTTCAAGATGTATATCTACATCTCCGATTATAGGCTGTTCACTAAGCGTGCAGGGTCTTCTATTTTCGGTGCGGATAAGACTACGTCTCAGCCCGAGAAGAACAAGGACTTTATGGATAAGGTCATGGAGTTTGAAGTTCCTCAGATACCTTCTTCACGAGGTGCGAGTATCCGTGCGCAGGCTACAAATATCCTCACGAGGAATTTGAATGATATAGCCCGTGGTGTTACTGACAGAGTGAAGGGCAAGGTAGAGGAGAAGTTGTCGGGTGCGGCGAAGGCGGTAGGACTAAGTAGCAAACTCAGCGCATCAGCACTGAACCTTGTTATGGAGGTTGTGGATACCATAGCACCCGTCACGATGATTGAGTGTGATATGTGCGATATTGATATTCGTTCTATCAAACAAATCTTCTCAACCAACTATGATGATACAAAACCTGGATATTCCAAGACCTTTAACTTCATAGTCAATGTAAGGAATGTAAACGTAACACACCGCTTTACCGCAACGATAGACGATATAGACGAAGCGTATGCGAGCGAGGTCTTCTACCGAAGATTTCCAACGGCAGAGAAGTACAGCTACCTTGGTGCAGACAAAGTACCTACCTCCATATCTACTATCATTGACGATAAGATTATATCCATCAACAATACTGACCTCAACCAAGGGAATGACGAGAGCGACTACCGCATTGCAAGCCTATACCTTAAAGGCTCAAATGTCGTATCGGATGCCATTCACCTTGCTGATAAGGATAGGAAGATAAACGTACTACAACCATATTACTTTACCGATGTCCCTTCGGTTGAGAACAACAAGTATGGTGGTTCGGAAGCATCCTCCCCTCTTTGGGGTACTATCGGAGGATGGGTGGATAAACTCGGCAAGTGGGTGGAAGGAAGTGTTGGTACTCGCCTTGAGAATGCAATAGAAGGACTAACCTTCTCTCCCGTGCTTGGAGGACACTCCGTAACTGAATACCTTGAGACTATCGGGACGCAGAATGTCATAGGGCTACTCGGTCTTATCCAAGACAGCATGAGGAAGAAGATGGAGGTCTTTGATATAACCAAGGAGCAGTCCGATGCCATCTTCAACGAGACGCTGAAACAGATTTCAATGCGTAAGCCCTCTGATGAAGCCGAAGAGGTTATCATCAATACTTCCAAGGAAGTCCTATCCAATATGACTTTGTATAGCTATATGGAGAGCTACGCAGAGAAGCATTTCATTGAGGATATTGTAGAGCTACACAAGACGGAAGAGGATGACAAGGTCGGAGATGAAAACCTATTCAAGTCTGAGGATGGAGGAGAGCTGAACAGCAACATAAGCCTTATCTCAACCTCTCCTGATGTGATTACTCCTACCGCAAGCATATTCGCAAGCAAGGAGAAGAACGAAACGCCTGACGCAAATATATACAGCTCAACTGACGAGAATAATATAGCAGAACCAAACCTCCTATCAACGCCTGATAGCACGAAGATTGGTGATGCATATATATACAAGACCACGGACGAGGTGCTGTCACCCGAAGTGCATATGCACTCAACTGACGACAAGACTAAGATGGTGAAGCATTCCATCTTTGCTTCTGATGAACGAGAGTATGTCAAGGATGTTCATCTTGCAAAGACCGATGACGACAACGCCATTCAGAACGTGGATATGTACTCATCGGATGAAGACCTGAAGCTAAAGAGTGACCCTCTTTACAGCGCAGAAGACCACAACGAACTCCCAGGAGTATCAATGTACGAAACCAAGGAAAATCTCAATGCACCCAATGTCAATATCCACGCAACGGGAGAAGACCATTCACACGAGGTGAGCATAAGACTACATTCCTCCGAGGAGAGCGGTCAGGTGCATACGCCCAATCTATACAAGACGGATGATGGGATGACCGAAGCAAGACCCGTAGAGATATACTCATCAGAAGAGTATTCAACAGCACCAAGGGCAGTCCTTCACCAAACGGAGGATGTCGCACAACCAAGCAAGACAATACGACTTCATGGAAGTGCTGATGATAATAGAGTAGGAAGAGTATCTATATTCGCATCTGAGCAGGATAGGAAAGTAACCAAACAAGATATTCACGAAACTCCCGATGAGGCAGAAAGCGTTGAAGAAGCATTCAGGAGAGGGCATACCAAAGAATATACGATTGCGGATAAGCTCGCCCATATGGAGAAGATACGAAAAGAACACAAATACTAAAAAAAACGAAGAAGAATTTAAGCATTCTATAATAAGGTAGTGGTAGGAAAGTCCTACTGCTACCTTTCTTTTTAATCAGTATGGTTTATGCCAAACTACAAACTAACATTCCATTCAAGTAGTAACTTCTCAGGTCTATCTGAATGGCTCAAGGGGTACTTCGGGATTCCCGATATGTTCCTTGGAAGTAAGAGTAAGAACTCACTCTGTATTGAAATTGACCTCAATGGTCAGTTCTTTGAAGCAACGGGCATCAACGCCCAAGCACCACGTATTGGACGCTACTCTCGTATCTCGTTTGAAGATGCAGGTGTAGATGGGTTCAAGCTGGAAAATGAAGTAGGCGAGGAAATTCCCACGCACGCAGGTAAGAAGAAGTACTTGGTGTGTATCAAGGATACGCTCGTTATGTTCCAATCAACGCTGGCGTTCATCTCTAAGACGACAGATGATGCTAAGCTGATTATCTCAGCCACGGATGTTCTTCCTCAGACGAGTAAGGACTATATGGCGAGGATGCGTTTCACCGAGGAGAATATGGATGTCGCTATTGCTAAGGACAAGATGTATATCTCGGGTGATGGTGTGCACGTTGGCTACAATGTCTTTAAGATTGACTTCGTACCTATCGTATCCAACACGTTCTTTGATGAGATGTTCAGTGGCTTCGGTAGACCTCAGGTGAGCGTTGAGGTAGACGGGAGTAGGATTAAACTCCTCTCCGATACGCTGAAGATTGTATCGGATACGTCAGGTGAAGACAAGTCTACTCAGGCTGTTAATGTAGAGCTGAAGCCCAATGGCGACTTCTTCGTCACCGCTCCTGATGGTTCGTTCTCGGTGAAGCTCGGTGAGGCTCATGACAATGCTCCATTCTCGTTCCCCATCTCACGAGGAGACCTATCGGCATTCCTCTACGGAAACGACAGCTCATCCAACAAGGTCATCTTCAAGGTCACTCCCGATGCCTGCGGTATGCAAGCCCCACGTATCGTCAGTGCGCACGTTATGGATGGTCACTCGGGCGAAGAGTCTAAGTACTTCATCATTGAAGTCATAAAGAGAGCTGAGTCCACTATCAAGATTTAATTTTATCTCTAACCTTAAAACTCACATTTAATGAAGGTTTCGGAAAACAAGGACATTCGTCCTTACGCTAAGGAGCTTGGTAACGAAGGTGTTGCAGGCTTTAATTGGGATGCGTATGAAAGACTTGGTCACTCAAAGGTGAAGAAGCACCGACTGAGCAAGAAGGAATGGATTTACGCATCAGGTGAAAACGTAGAAGATGACTACAAGGCTTATACGTCATCTACGTTTAAGATTTCCAAGGACGTGGATACCATCAGCTCCAAGACGAAGGGTTCGCTTCTTGCTATCACGGGTATTGACCTTGCGCCAAACAACAAGGTCATTGTCCATACCGAGTCAGGTCTCAGTGCTTGTGTAGACCTTGAAAAGGATAAGCGTATCCTTGATGTCCTTGGGGACAATATGTCCGTAGAGGAGCTTTATGCAAGCCTTGTGACTGCATTCGGTAAGCAGGACTTCATCACCCGAGTAGGTAATGTCTACATTGACAAGAATGGCAATGGGTCGTTCTACGAAGGTATCATCCTCGGTGTCAAGGAAAGAATGTCCCGCTCATCCAACGCTCTTAGCGCACGCAAGGAGATGGTCGGTATCAAACTTGACCTCAGAGGTAATACCGCAAGCGATGCTCGTACTGAGAACAAGATTAAGCGTCTCAACAACGAAGCCTCTTCCGCTTGGTCTACTATCTACACGGGTGTCATCACGGGTGTCAATGCAGGTGGTTATACCATCCTCGTAGATGGTCTTGAATGCTTCCTTCCTTACTCTCAGGCTTCACTCGGTGGTAGCCTCCCAGCAAGAGACAAGGTCTCTAAGGAAGAAAGAGAAAAGGCTATTCAGGCTCTTATTGAAGAGAACAAGACGAATATCGGTCTTGAACTTGAAGTGGTAGCCCTCTCGTACGACAGACGTAGCGACTCTTATGTGGTCTCTCACAAGGAAGCTAAGCGTATCATCGCCTCGGCAATCTGTAAGGAACTTGCAGGTAGTAGCGAACCTCTCACGGCTATCGTCAGTGGGTCTGCATACTACGGGGTGTTCCTTGAGATTATGCTTCCTAATGGGGCTTCTACCTTTGATGGTATTATCCACTACAAGAACTCCAGCGAAGAGTTCAAGACGAAGGTAGAGAGCGGTGCTATCAGAAAGGATGATATTATTGATGTCTACGTCACTGAGGTTACGGAAGACGGAGTAATCATCATCTCGGACAAAAAACCTGAAGGTGATGAATAACCCTGAACTCACCGACATCAGCAAGCTGGATGTTAAGTTGTGTGCTTGTCCTCGTTGCGGAAACACCTCGGTAGCTACGCAGACTATCTTGGTTGAGGTAAGGAACTTGGAGAATATAGCAGAAGCACCCGACAAAGCACCTATACAACTACTTGTCTGTGCTAAGTGCAATAAGGTTCTTGACTTGGGTATGAACAACCCATTCATCAAGAAAGTCTCGGAAGCGGCAGGTGAGAACTTCGGTTTACAACTCAACCCGCTTGAAGAAGAAAAGAAGTAAAACTCTTTCCATCGGATAATACGAGAGGAGGGGTTAAGGCGTAACAACCTTAACCCCTCTTCGCTTTCATATCTATTTCCTTTTTCAGGAATGGGAGTAGTATATGGTCTTCGTACCGCACCTCCTGAATGTTGTATATGTCGCTATACTTATATGTCTTTAGCCACGTATCATCCTCGTTCATCTGTTGCTTACCCAGCATCTTACCAACAACAACCTCTGCAACACCAACGTCCTTGGTTATCGTATTACGAAACCCTTGGTCTTCAAATAAATCTAATACCTTGGCTATCTCCTCAGGGGTGAAGCTCGTTATATCAAGTACAAGCACGTTCGGTACTTTTGGTCTAAATCTAAGAACGAGTACAATACGAAGGGACTTATCGTCACGCCTAAGAAGAGTGGCGAAGCTAAATATCCGTGGATTGGAGTATAGATGTCCTTTGGCTAATGGTCTTATCAGCCTATCAGTAACGGCTTTCCGTATTTCAATGGAATTGCCTCCTCTGTCTAACCTTTGAAATTCCCTTGCGTATGCTCCATCCACCATAATAAATAATTTACACATAAACCATAAATCTATGCCATCAGCAAAGAAAACAGAAGAAAAGAAAACGGGCGGGATAATGAATTGGCTAAATAAGCTAAATAGTCCCGAGACTGACACTTCCGCTTCAGGGCTTATGGGGTCTATAACACTTCTTATAGGACTTTTCATTTTCATAGTCCTTGCAGTGTTCTATATGGTAAAGACCTCGGAAGCAAGCAATATACTTGCACTGATTGATAAGGATGTAGTCATCATTTCAATCGGCTCTGCCCTTCTCGGTATAAGAAAATTCTCGGGGGTACTCCGTAGTAATAAATACCACATTGAAGGCTCTGACCTCAAGAGTATCGCTGATATGATACATAACGGAGGTAAGGATGTAGACGATGATAGGCACAGAGCATCATACGAAGAGGAAAACGAAGGTGAAGCCTTCGTAAATGATATTGAACATGAAGAGGCAGGAGAAACGCTACTCGGTACGAAGAGTAAGAGAAAACGCAGGTGATATAGCCACCCCGTCTCTCGGGAACGGCATTCAGGGTGGCTCTGTTGGCAGTGGTGACATGTTCGGAGCTTTATCCCAAATGCCTGTGTCTAAGAAAGTCATTAAATACAAGAACAAGAAGAAAAAGAAATAACCTATTATAATGCCTACGGATATAGTAATCAAAGGTTACGGACGAGAAAAGCTCAAGAGAGTGAATGAATCCGTACAAGGAGGTTCAAAGAACATTGACCTTGAAGGGGTTTTCGGTGTAGTGAGCGACACGCCTAACCGCAATGGTCGTATCTACACGGAGGAAACATACCTTCCCCACATTAAGGATATTAGAGACCGACTCAGCCGAGGCGAAACTATCTATGGTGAGCTTGACCACCCTGATGATAGATTTGAGATTAAGGTAGAGAAGGCTTCCCACATGATTCTTGACGTACACTACGACAAGAACAGCAAGAAGGTAATGGGTAAAATCCGACTTCTTGACACTCCCTCGGGGCGAATTGCTAAGGCTCTCTTGGAAGCAGGTGGTAATGTATATGTCTCGTCAAGAGCGCAGGGCTATGAGCTTGACAATGGTAAGCTGGAGCTGACGCAGATTATGACTTGGGACATTGTCGCTACTCCTGGTTTCTCAGAAGCGGTGGTTCACCGAGTAAACGAATCGGCTCAGGTTAATAGCCTTCAGTCGTTCGTACGAGATAAATATGAAGAATACAAGAGGATTGTGTCACCTAAGACGAATTATAAGGTAATCCGCATCAACGAGAACGAAGACTACATCCGCATCGCTAAGCCTATCAAGGAAGAAAAGACGATTGACCAAGCAAGGCTTGATAATAACGAAGAAGAAGGTCGCAAGATGGATGAGTTCTATGTGGATAACACTCGCACCGCAGACCCCGATACGGAAGTTGTTGAGCTGAGCGATGAAGCTATCTCACGTATTGCGGACGAGCTTGAAAAGCGACTTGGCAATAGCCTCGGTAAGGGCGGTTCTGATACTGATGACGATAACCCATTCATTGAAGGCAAGGTCGAGATTGCTTCGGAAAGCGAGCTAACTGACGCAGAAAAGGAAGCCCTTGGTTCTGACGACAACGTCTTTGAAACGGAAGATATTAAGGTCGTCTCGGAAGATGGTCTTACCAATGACGAGAAGGACGCTCTTGAAGCCAACGCTGGCGACAAGGATGACGAAGACGAGGACGAAGGTGAACCCGAAGAGGTTGATGTTGAAGACGAAGTTGAGTCGTTCCTAAATAACGTCAAGAAGGACAAGCAAATCAAGGAGAGCCTTTGTAACAGACATCCTTGGGCGAGAGACCTTCAGCCAATCAACAGAGCCATCTTTGAAGGGTTTGACAGAAGGAAGCAAGACGAAGTCGCTTCACGTATCTATGAGATGTCAGAAGGTGATATTTCATTCTTCCTTGATGAGAATGCAATCAATGAATCGTTTAATGCAATCACGAAACAGATGAGTTCACCTGACTACACAAAGACCCCACGTTGGGTTGCCCTTGGCGGAAAGGACGTGCTGGAATCTTATAACGCACTTCCAAAGGACATCAGGGAAGAAGTAAATAGACAATCAGAGATTATCGTCCTTGACACGACTGACCAAGTCCGCTCTTTTTGGAGAGACCTCAAGAGGGAGAAGATTATCGTAGAGTCTAAGAAGTTCGTTCCTTCTCGCCTGAATGAGTCTAAGTCCATTGAGCGTGCAGACCACGACCCTGCTGACAGCCTTATCCTTGAAGAGGAACAGCGTAAGTTCAGCGAGGACATTCTGAGAGAACTCGGTCTGTAATAAATAAGTATATAGGAAATCTAATATAACAAAAACAAAACCATACCTACCCGTCAAGGGAAAAGAGAATTGACGGAAGGTATCATTGCTTTAATACAGCTTTTCTTGACCACGTTCACCAGCGGAAAAAATTGAAGGGAGAGACGGCAAGTGGGTTGTTAGAGTTAAAGCTCAAACAAATACAAAGAAAAGAAAAAAACAATGAAGAGAAATCTCACAATTAACGAAAGCGTTCAGAAGTCTATCAATGAAAGTCTGAAGCCCCTTCTTGAAGGTGTATCACCTGCAAGAGTAGAAGCAATCAAGAAGTTTGCAGAAGCTAATGCTCATATGGTTATGTCTAACCGCATCAATGAGTCATTCAGCTCTCCCCTCACCCCTTCTCAGTTCGTAAACAACACGTCTGTTAGCGGTGCTGGTGACATCCGTGTCCCTTCACTCGGTAATGGTGTTACGGCTGGTGCTAAGGGTACGGGTGACACGTTCGGTGCTCTGTCAAACCTGCCTATCGCTACGAAGATTCTTCGTTCGACTCGCTTCCTTGACCTCGTAAACACTCGTCCCGTCACTGAACCTGCTGGTTTCCTCCGTTATCAGGATATTTTCTATACGGAAACGGGTTCTACGCCTTATGGTAACGCAGGCACTGCTTCTAACCCCAACCCATACAACTCTTATGGTAAGAGAGACCAAGGTACTACCTTCTATCTCCACTTCCAAAGCAAGACTGCTGGTGCGGCTGGTGAAAAGGAAAAGTCTGAACTGCTCCGTAACCTCCGTGCGGCTGTTGCCGAAGAACGTGCTCAGTATCCTACGGATGCTTCTCTCGTTGCGGCTAAGGCTACTGCTAAGACGATTGTTGAAATCGTCCCCAGCAAGCTCTATGTTCGTATCCTTGGCGTAGGTCGTTACAACAACGCTCTTATCGTTCAGGAAATCGTAGACCCATCTGTTGCTGTTGCTGATGCTTATACTCCTGAGCTGTCACTCGCTAACATCTTTGGTGAGTTCTCAGGTTTCTATAAGGCTGATGGTCTTATTGACCCCACCAAGCTCCATGCAACGAAGGACTTGACGATTGCAACGAAGACCGTAGAAGCTGTTGGTATCAACTCTGTTTCTGCTATTGATGACCCCATCGCTGGTTACAGCTCTGAAGGTAACTTCGCTCCTACCTATCGTGATGGTGCTGTCGTTGTTCGTGGTAGAAGCCGTGGTGCCGCTGAGGTCGCTACTCCAAGAAGACTTCAGGCTGAATACACGAGCATCGCCTTCAAGACGAAGACTATCACTCAGGCTGTTCAGATTACGATGTCTGAAATTGAAGACTATGGTGGTATCTATGGTAACGACATCCGTAAGGAAAGAGAAGAAATGGCTCTCAACCTGATGGCTCTTGAAATTGATACCGAAGGTCTTGAACGTCTTTCTCAGCTCGGCTGGCTTCACGCTGTTCAGGCATTCAACTCTGAAGACATCAACCTGAACATCTCGTTCCGTGCTGGTGCTACGAATACGCCTGCTCTGTGGGTTGCTAATCTCGAACCTGATATGTGGGATAACCCCGTTCAGAAGGTTCAGCTTCCTTACGCTCAGGATACTCTGCCCGTCAAGAGTGCTCCTCAGATGCTTGAAAGCGGTGTTACGCTTGCCGCTCGTCTGAAGGTTCTCCTTCTCCGTGCTGTAAACCTGATGCGTTACCGCTCTAAGATTAACGATGGTGAAGTCTTCGCTCTGATGAACGCTGACCTCGTTAGCCTTCTCGTTAGCACGATGAATGAGTCTCTGAACCCAACTCCTAACANCCTCCGTGCTGTGAACCTGATGCGTTATCGTTCTAAGATTAACGATGGTGAAGTCTTCGCTCTGATGAACGCTGACCTCGTTAGCCTTCTCGTTAGCACGATGAACGAGTCTCTGAACCCAACTCCTAACAACATCCAGCAGAAGGGTGCTACGGCTGACTATGTTGGTGAACTTTGGGGTATCAAGATTTACAGAGACCAATCTCTCAACCTTCGTGACTTCCGTATCACTATGGGTATCAAGTCAAGCAATGACAAGGCTCCTGGTGTTATCTTCTGCCCATACATCATGGGTCAGGTTACGAGACGTGACGTTACGATGACGGAAGAACTCGGTTCATTCATCCGTAGCCGTTATGCTATCGTGAACTATGGTTTCTATCCTCAGAACAGCTACTTCACCTTCTACTTCGACCCAGGTTTCTAAACTTAGATTAAAGTATAGTAAGTGAAATAACCCAAGGAGGGGGACGGCTAAATGCTGTCCCCCTCTGCTTTTCACGTAAATAGGATAAGAACCGAGTGCATATATATGATATTATCCAATCTACCACAATCATTCCGTGTCTACTTCAGGAAGGGATATATCTATCCCGAAGTGAGGGAGAGATGGGAGCCGCTCGTTCGCAAACTTGACCTACCATATATGAGCGTAGAGGACTTTATGAACTCGCTGATAAAGACGATTTCAATGCCAAGTCTTACTACGGGGTCTGTTACTCAGATGAAGGGCAGGAACACCATCACCAAACTTGATGGGTATAGCTTGGAGGAGTCCGTACAGAAGACCTTTAATATAACCTTTAAGGTCACGGAGTCCTATCTGTCATATCTCATTATGATGCACCAGCTAAAGGTCTTCCGCTCCATCTTTGAAAAGCACAATCTATACCAACCTCCCGTATATGTGGATTACTTTGACGATAATCAGATAGTGTGCTATCGCCAAGCCTATCTTCAAGTAACGCCACTCTCCATATCGGAGCTTCCAATGACATATTCCGCTCAGCTATCTCAATACACGGAGTTCACAATGTCATTTGCATACAACTACTTAGACCAATTCCTTTTAGTGGGGAATGAACTTCAGAGATTAAATGACTAACTTTATGAACGTTAATAAGAGAACAAAGAGGAATATCAACGAGGATATGGATGAAGACTTCTTCTTAGATGGTCTTACCTGCAACGTTAATGGTATCGCAAACTTCATCTCAGACTACACTCCAAGGAGAGAGAACTACTACGGGGACGACAACCCTAACGACAACGCTGAGGACGACAAGGTGTTTGTGTCCATCGGAGACCTTGTCAGGGGAACAGCCGTTAAAGACGGAAAGGCTTATACGGGATATGTAACCCGCTTCCTTTGGGATGAAGATGGTGTAGGTATTGCAGGTCTACTCATCCGAACGGAAGATACCTCTGAACTTGTGGAAATATACGTCTAACATATAATATGAACGCCACCTACTACATCGGTTTTGACTTCTCCATCGCTAAGCCAGCGTGCTGTGTTATCAAGGAACAGAACAATGAAGTCACATACGCTTTCCACTACTTCCCTAAGAACCAATCTGCAAAAGATATAGCTTTATACAGAGACTTGTCTGTAAACGCTATGAGCAGGGATATAGAAAACTTTAAGTGGGAATATAGCGAATCGGTTGTCCTTGACATCTACCTTGCCAAGGAGCTTGCACGGATGATAGTAGCAGAGGTGTTTGACCCTATCCTTCCCGAAGATGGTGTTCGTAGCTATGTGAATATCTATGTAGCAACCGAAGGTCTTTCCTTTGCAAGTAAGGGGCAGTCTATGCTTGACTTGGCTTCGTATAAGGGTGTATTCCTTAGCGAAGTGATGAATGTCATTGAGGCGGAGTATATCAAGACCTTCCCTCCTACAACGATAAAGAAGTTCTCAGGATGTTCCAAGGGGAAGGATACGAAAGACAAAGACCTGATGCTAAAGGCTCTCCTCGGTAAAGAAGGTTGCGAGAATATCCACCCACTCATCAAAGACCTCAATAGCCCTGAGCCTAAGCTGATGAAGAAGACACGTCTTACAGCTGGTGTAGATGACCTTGTAGATGCTTATTGGTGCGCAGAACTACTACGACAGACGATAAAGAATGAGCAGTCTTGATAGCATAAAGAAAACGATTATATCTCCGAGAGAGAAGCTAATGATGGAGCTGTCCCAAAAGAAAGGACAGCTCTTGGCTTTATTTCAAGGTGCTAACAACGCATTCACAACGCCACTCTTCACGCAGATAAACTCCGTCAAGAGTATATGCGACAATATCGCTTCAACGGCATCGGGAAAGTTCCTTGAAGTCGCTGATACGATAAAGGCAGTTAGCGAAGACCCTCTTGAATGCTTGCCCGATATGAAGCACGAGGTGACTTCCATTGTGGACGCACGCCTCCCTAAGAAGGTCTATACCCTAACGTCCTTGCAGATGAAGACAGCTATTTCGGATGTCAAGAGGATGGTTGAGGAAGCCAAGGCTGATGCAGTAGGGGTGATAAACAAGTCTCAGATTGAAGACATAAAGAAGAGGGTGCTATCTAAGTACCCCGAAGAGCTACTTGCCCTTGTGCCTTTATCTATGACCTCCGACCTCAGTCGTAATGTATCAGAGGTCATGGGGTATGTTAGGGGTCTTGGAGATATGTCCGAGATAAAGGATAAGATAGCTGTCGTTAAGAACCTTTACGAAGGCTTCACCCCCGATAGGCTAAAAGACAAGGCGTTGTCCGCACTCTATTCAGCCCTTGATAATGCTGTATCGCTCCTTGGTGCGCTTCTGCTGAACTACCGAAGCAACTTGTTCTACGAAAGAAAAGAGGCTATCAAATCGCTTGAAAAGAGCGAGAAGGAATTGCCCTCGCATCTTGAAGAAAAAGTCAGTGGGTCTATCCTCCTCAAATGGGTGCTTGATAATTCCATCAAGGAAGAGGTCAAGGAAGAGTCCGTTGCAGGGAATGCAAACCAAATAACAAGGATTGAGGGCATCTGCTTGTGTGAAACGCCTGACGAAACAAGCTCTAAGGAAAACCCATTCAATGACCCTAAGAGGTATGATGGGGTTATCGTAGAGATACTGCAAGAGGTAGACGAATGCAAATGGGGTGGTGCTAATGGTGTTCTTGTGGATGTAGTAGGTGGAGCTAAGTATCTGTCACCAATAGAAAACCCAATAGAGGACGTTACCGAGAAGAACGAACTTGTTGCTAAGATTGGTATCCCCGAATGGAGACTACGATGCTACAAGGGAGGAGACACGGCAACGCATACTATTACAGACACGCTCCAAAATGAGATAGAGGGTATAAGAGATACGTTTAGCGAGGTACAGGACGCTAAGCAAGCCATTCTTGCGTTCGCTATTCCTATGGTGTATCCTAATATCGCATTAGGAGTTAGGACGCTTGTGATGAACAAGATAAAGCTGGCTATCCTAAAGAAGAGAGGTAATACTCCAACAGCCATCATTGAGCAAGCTATCAAGGCTAAGGAACACAAGAAGAAAGGCTATGACCGAAAGCACTTTGATAGGATAAAGAAGCTGAAGATAGAGAAGCGTATTGAGGCTTCGGAAGGGAATGAGAATGTAATCAATCAAGCCAAGGATGATGCTATGAGGATTATGAACGAGCATTACAATTTGGTCGTTTCCGAATACTATAGGCTACGTAAGACGAGGGTTAAGTCCGAGGACTTCCGTGTTATGGCTGACATGAACAAATACGTCTACATCCCTATGCTTGAAAGAGTGAATAAGGAAGAGGGCGGTCAGCGTATCTATAACAACGACTCAAAGACATTCAATAGACTTCGCTCTATCCTTGAAGGTATTATCGCAACGAGGTCAAGCAAGAGAGCATCAGGGAGGGAAATCATTGATAAGTTCAATAACGAAGATGCCTTCAAGAAGCTCTTTGTGAAGGGTCTGTCTGAAAGCGATAGGCAGAAGTGGCTTGAGGAAGTTACGAAAAGACGCACGGGAAAGGACAAGGTCTCTCGTTCTGAATACAAGGATTGGAAGCACAACGAGGAGAGGATGAATGAAGCCGACTATGACCCATATAGCATCTTTGAAACGTTGTATGACGAAAGCGTTGATGATGATGGGCGTGAGCTGAATGACAAGGAACTCCTATCTGCATTTGAAAAGCTCGTCACGAAGATGGGGTTAAAGATGTCAAGCAACTTCATCTACTCTTTGGAGAATGACCTCTTCCCTCTCTTTAAGGCGTATAGAGAAAAATATCTTGAAGCATTCAAGAGACTTATACAGACTGAGGCTGACAAGCTCAACAAGTTCTTTGATGACTGCATCGCTATTGTACACAACAGCGACAAGAGGATAGAAGATGCAATGAATAGTCTATCACGCTATTCTCTTGTGAAGGAGATGCCAGCTCCGCTTGAGCTTTATATTGATGGGAAGATTTATGCCGTGTATCAGATAGGTAAGGAGACTATTGACATCCCTAAGGTTAAGTCGCCATTCGTCCCTTCAGATACCATACCAACCCATACGAAGTCTAACCCTACATTCCTTGATAGGGCGTATTGGGTGAGGCACTTTGCGCTTGACACCCTATTCAATGTAACGCCTGACCGATGGGTCACGTGGATAATCCTTCCTGCATTCACACTGAAGCTCCCCGTAATCTACATAGCTATCGTCCCCGTCAAGATTGGACCTCTGCTCCTTGTATTCGGTATTGGTATCGCAGGGCTTGGTACGAACCTCTGCCTTCTTGTAATCAATACCTCCAACAAAGACCTAAGCTACTTAGCTCCTCTGACGATTGCACTAAACAAGGCGTATGACGCTATAAGGAGCAAGGTAGAGGACGTATCTAATAAGGCTACATCGGAGCTTGGCGGGCTTGTAAATAAAGCAGACGAAGAAGTCTACAAATCCAAGAGGAAAGTAGCTGAACTGACGGACAAGCTGAGAGGTTTAGACGGCAAGCTGTCTTCGGCTATGTCGGATATTAAGGATACTATCGGAAAGCTGAATGTGTCATATATGGCATCCGATGGTCTTTCAAAGTGCGAGCGTTTCCTTGGGAATGAATATACCGATAAATAGATAATACAATAATATAGACAAGAAATTAAATTCTTTTCAATATGGCTATAAGAAAAAAGAACAAAGAAGATTGGGGCAAGCAGTCTATACTCGAGAATAGACGTACCCCATCACTGCCACGTTCAAACCGCAATCGTTCTACTATCAACGAGAGCGAACGTGCATTTAGAAAGTATTATGAAAGCGTAGAGATTGAAGATGTTGATAACTACGAGGACGAAGCACCCGTTGCTGAACCCGTAAAGCAACCCTATCAGTCTCCCTCTGCACGAGGCTTCGCTTTCGTCAATCCTACTGAACAGCTCTTCAATAAGATGACGGCAAGCCTTGCTGGTGCTGTTCAGCGTATTCAGGCTCAGGGTAATCAGAACCCACAGCTCGCTCAGATTATCAATAGCAGTAAGGCGGCTCTCGCTTCAGCTGACGAAGATATTGTTGCTTCAACGCTGGAGAATGATTTTGCTGGTATCATTGAAAGCTCTTCTGAGTTTCCTCTTGAGGCTTGGCTGAGATATAGCTTCGTCCTCATCGGTGGTGATAAGGAACAAGGTGCTTTCTCGGCTGTCCCCTTCATCTTCGTTAAGGACAACGAAAGAGAGAATGACCAAAACACCAGCGTCCGTGTTGAAATCATCACGCCTAACAGAGGTGTCTTCGCTGAAGAACTTGACTACGATGTTGTATCGGGTAATACCGACAAGGAGCTTGAAGACTTCTTCGTAGAGATGTTTGAACAGCTCGTCCCTGCTTCTGCTATTGGTATCCACGAAGCTACTTCAACGAACTGCGGTCTCCACGGCAACAGAAGATATGAAGGTAAGATGCTTCGTAATATGTCTACGAAAGACCTTCGTGAAGCTATCTCAGAAGAGAAGAGAAAGGTCAAAGACCTCCGCAAGGAACGCAGAATGGTAGATGAATCTGATAAGAAGAAGTGCCGTTCTTGCGATAAGGAAATCGCCAAGAAGACCGAAGTCATTGAAATGCTTGAAGAACGTCTTGACTACCTGAAGAAGGAGAAGAAGGCTTCTACCAAGAATGAGTCCGCTCAGCCCCGTAAGGTTTACGAAGCCGAAGAGGTAGAGGATGAAGATGACAAGAAGGAAGACGAGAAGGAAGAAGGCGAAGAAAAGACCGAAGAACCCGAAGCAGAAGACGAAGGTGGCGAAGATGCTTATGAAGATAAGTTCGTCCGTCTCCCCGTGAATAACGTAGATAAGGGTATTGACGTTCTTGTTAAGTATGAAATCCCCAAGGATGAGATTACTATCGTAGACAGAGAAGAAGGTGACGAGGGTGATTCAGGTACGCTTCTTGTACCCCTGAGCTACAAGGAAAACCTTGATAGAATGTGCTTAGACCTCTATGGTAAGACCCTTGAAGAAATCACGGGCACGAAGATTGAGGAAGAAGGTAGCGGTGAGAGCATCGCTGATGACGACCTCCTCTCAGACGATGACTTTGACTTTGACTTCGGTGACGAAGAAGAAAGCGAACCTAAGGAAGAGTCTAAGAAGAAGTAAGTCTTAAATAACTTCATATAAATCCTATTAAGGGTGGACGGAAAGTTACTCCGTTCACCCTTTTTAGTAAATATCTAAAACAAAGAAAAACATAATTGTTATTTGCAAATTAACATGGCAGTTTCCTTAGATTACAGACGACTAAGAGCGGCAGGTGTATATACCTTCGAGACGGACACTACTCAGTCCGTTCCCGTTGAAGTCTCGGCTCTTCGTCTTCTTGTTGGGTTTGACCCCAACGTACCATTCAATACACCTCTCTACCTTGAGAACGAGAAGATGGTACAAAGCCTTTTTGGCGACATTGATGACAAGCTGGAGCGCAGAGGGGCATTCATGAACCGAATGGCACGTACCATGGTTCAGGTAGACCCTATCTTCGCTATCAGCCTGCTTCCAGCTACGGATACCGATTATAGTGGTTACTCTGCTTTCGGGCTGAACGCTTCTACACCCAACCCAAGTCAGATTGCATCTCACGGGGCAAGTGATGGTGACGCTCGTGCCGAAGCCACTAAGAAGAAGTATCGTCCTTCTGACCACTTCATTCAGAACAAGCACGGGTATAATGTAGGTATCGCCTCATTCCCCTCTCTGTTTGATAGGTCTCGTTTTTGGAAGCCCGAACCCGAGAACGTCCTTCGTCTTGCTCAGGCAGGTACGGGTGCAGGTGTAGGTAATATCGCATCAGCTCCTCTGTTCACTTTCGCTAACACGTCAAGCAAGGACATCTCTATTGCAGTCTTTAGAGCTAACGACCTTCCTGCTTATGATGTTATGGCTCGTGATTGGTATGGCGGTGACAATAAGATTCCTTATCCTTGGATTCGTCCTACCGATAGAATGAGTGACTTCTTCGTTCAGGTTGTGGCTATTGACGGCTCTTGGTCTGAATACGACTCTTACGCTTCTGACCCCCATTGGAGTAGGTTCTTTACCCCCGATGGTCTCCGCAGAAGCGCACTGAACAACTTCCTTTCTTCGGATAGCGTTCGCCTTATAGGTACGTGGGTTGGTTCTATCATCCCTGACTTCAAGGATAAGACGGGTGCTGTTGAGTATATCCAAGACAAGGTAAACGCTTCAAACAAGATTACGGGTCTCCTCTGTTCTGTGAACAAGGATGGTCTCTCTTCGCAGTACCTTGACTACGATAACAACGGCTCGCATATGTTCTTTGATGACATCTCGGGTGGTAAGGTTACTCGTAACAAGGTCATTGACCTTATTGGTCACACTATCCACAAGGATACGAGAGAGGTTACATTCCTTTCACACTCAACGAAGATTCCTAATGACGTGAAGCTCATTGACCATATCGGTGACGCACGTTACTTCGGTGGTCTTAATACGATTGTCTTCCCTGACCTCTCTGTTGCTGATAGCTTCAACAAGTTCTTCGGTGACGTAGAAGGTGAAACGATTGATGGCGTTAAGAAGGTCTCTGACCTTATCGCTTCCATTGAGAAGGAACTCACCTCTCTCCGTGACGGGATGTACAAGAACGTAGGTGGCAAGACCTCTCCTATCACTCTGACGTGGACTAACGCCACTTCTGAGGATGGTCGTAAGAGAAGCAACGTCATCTTTGAAATCCCTGCCGAAGCCAAGAAGGTGACTGCTGGTCAGCTGACGGCTGTTGCTGGCGGTATTGCTATCAACGCAGACCTGCCCGCTGGCTGGGACAAGTCTAAGGAGCTTGCTTACTTCGTTGAGCAGGATGCTAATGGTGTTGTCATCCGTAAGGGTGCTAATATCGTCTCTACTCTTCCTGCAAAGGCTTCTGATGTTGATGACCTCATCGCAGGTATCACTCAGTACTTTGAAGTATCCCGTATGTTCGTAGCTGAGAATACGCTCTTTATTCTTCAACTTCTGAAGAAGGCTACTACGGCTAACGAGTTCCTTTCTATCCTTTATAAGGCTAAGACGATTGTATCGGGTCTTCCTACCCGTATTGCGTCTCTCCCTGCTGTCAAGGAGCTGAGCGAAACGCTTGATGAACTTCTTGATGGTATGACCTCTACCTTTGAACGTTCTACCGCACCTAAGATTTCTACGGAGACCTATCTGTACAATATCAATAAGGGTGATGGTGTTACTATCCTTGGTCGTGAGGACAACTATGGTTTCACTGAAACGAACCCATCTCTGAAGACGAAGTACGAAAGTGCTGTCGCTCCTACCATCCCAGGCATCACCCGTGTTAATAGCGTCCGTGTTGTAACTCTTGATACGCTCAAGTCTCTCAACGCTCAGGCTAAGGCAAGTGGTATCGCAAGCGAGCTGACCCTATCTGAGGAATATATCGCTTCTCTTGAAGCTATGGCTCGTGCTACGAATGGCAAACTTCAGTTTAAGATTCTTTCTGCTGGCGACCCCATCTCCATCAAGGAAGGTTCAAGCTCTACGGGTGCAGAGTCTATCGGTGCTATTGACTTCAAGGGCATCATTCAGGCTACGGAGGACGACAAGTCTTCTATTGAGTCTGTCAAGGCTTATATCCTGAGGAACATCCTTCGCTTCAACAGAGAGAACTCTGTCGGTAGAGACATTACGAATAAGATACTCAACTTCTTCTCTACGAATGGCAAGACGATGTACATCTCCGTACAGCGTTCGCTCTCAGACCCCGAAGTTGCTTCTACTATCCGTCTTACTCCGCTCAAGGGTCTTATCATCTCTAACAAGCACCTCCCAGGCTTTGACAAGGATGGCAACCCCAACAGCGAAAAGGGCGTAGAGAAAATCTACTCAATGATTGAAGAAGAAGGTATCCTTCGTGGTCTCACCAACCCTGACCTTATTGACTATCGTTATATCATTGACTCAATGTCGTTCGGTCTCGGTAGAGAGAGCTTCGGTAAGTCCTACCTCGCTCGTCTCGCTCAGAAGAGAGGTAAGTGTACGGCTCTGCTCAACGCTCCTTCAATGAAGCAGTTTGAGCTGTCCTCTGACCCTTACTTCTGCGATACGTTCAACACGGGTAGAGGTGTTAAGCCAGCCTTTGATACGAAGTACATTCCTCTCGGTGGTAACACAGAGATGACGTACACTTCGGGCTACTCGCTCCCATCGGAAGACAATGGTGGTAAGTATGCGGCTGTCTTCGCTCCATTCCTCAAGTACAACGATGGTGGTAAGACTGCTCTTGTTCCACCTGCGGCTGACGTGTCTAACGCTATGATGCGTAAGTATAAGGGTGGTAATCCTTATGCTATCATCGCTAACCTTGATGGTGTTCTTTCTAACCGCTTCCTGACGGGTGTTGAATACTCGTTTGACAATGAGGATAGAGGCAACCTTGAACAGATGGGTATCAACCCAATCATCTCCAAGGCTGGTCAGATTATGATTTATGGTAACAAGACCTGCTATCAGACTCTGCGCTCTTACTTCAACTACCTGCACGTCAGAGAACTCCTTAACACGATTGAAATCAAGGTTGAGGAAGTCCTTCAGAAGTACGTCTTTGAATACGACAACAGCATCACGAGGTCTCAGATTGTATCTGACATCTCTACGGAGCTCGCTCCTCTTGCTCAGTCGGGTGTCGTTCTTACTGCTCCAAATATCATTATGGATGATAGTAACAACAGCGACCAACAGCTGAAGATTGAGGGTATCAGTGTTGTTGATGTTGAGGTCGTTCCCGCTCTTTGCAATGAGAAGATTGTCCAGCAGGTCAAGGTTCTAAGGAATGGTAATGTCGTCAGATAAGAATAGAAATAAGATAAGACAATGGCAGAAAAACTAAAGACAAGGTCGCACGGCTTGAGTGCGCTCCCTCAATATAGACACTCACGTATCTCTACGGAGATGCTTGAGCCCGTTTACTCAGGTAAGTTTATTGTAGACATCGTTCCTCCTGCTTATGCTGGTTTCAGCACGGAAGAGAAGAACCTCCTACTTGAAGCTATTACCAAGGTAAACGTTGGGTCTCCTCACAAGATGCCAGGCGCAGAAGTCCAGCACTATATGAATACCACAAGGTCTTATGCTCAGGCTCACCCAGGCGATACGCATATTGACATTGACATTGATTTTGAAGTGAATACTATCGACATCAATGGTCAGCCTAACCACCTGACGTATGGTCTTGTGAGACGACTTATGGACTCTGTTTATAACGTCTACACGGGTGCTACGACAACGAAGGTGAATTACGCAATTCCTCTCTTCTCAGTTGTTGCACTTGATAGAGCAAACCGACCCTATTGGGGTTATATTTGCCGAGACATCTTTGCTATCTCCGCAGTCAATCCTCCCGTCTTTGACTATTCACAGAAGGGTATTTGGAAGCTGTCGGGTGTCAAGTTCCGCTGTGACTCTTACAGCGAAATCGGTAAGTTCGCCAAGCTGGGGTAACACATTAAACCATTAAATTCCTCTGAGGGGTGTGGGGCTAACCTACACCCCTCTTTGGTTAAATACCCTAAGTAAAAAGAAGATTAGATGGGTTTAGTTTTTGAGCAGGATAAGAAGTCTCCTTTGTCCTCTGAATCAGTCAAGAAGATGATGGATATAGGAGGGAAGATGAATGATATGCTGAATAAAGACGTAGTCAAGAAGTTCGGTGTAGAGGTTGTCTATTGGCGTGCTGTCCCGCATAAGAACTCGGCAGATGTCATCTTCCAAGACTATACTCTTCTTGATGTAGAGGACTGCCCTACGACACTTAACGTCATCTTCTCTGACCAAGCCTACAACCAAGGTGATATGGGTGTTAGTATCTATGAACTTGGATACAACGTTCCTCTTGAGTTGCAGATACCCGCTGTCATTTGGTACGAAGCATATGGTGGTGGCACGATGCCTCAGAAGGGAGACATCGTATATATACCCGTTCTTCATAAGCTCTTTGAAGTAGATAGCACCTCAGAGGTATATGGATTCATGCAACAATTCACTCACTTCAAAGCGGTGATGAAGAAGTACACGCAGAAGCAGTACAGAGGAGAAGGCGAGAACCTTGCTGAGACGATTGATGACTACACTACGGGTACAGAGGAGCTTCTCGGTCTTGATATACTTGACGAGATTGCAGACATCACCTCTGAACAGCAGACTGACCCATATAACTCTACTCCTTGGGATAACTTCAAGTATGTATCTGACGCTGACATTATAAAGGAAAAGACTTTCATTGTTGGCAATACGGATGTATTCAGAACGTACTATGACTTGTCTTCTGTTAAGAAGGGCTATCTTGCTGTTGAGTATAAGGATGATGATGAGGTAGACGATAACTCTTATCGCCTACTCTCCCTTTGGGCTAAACCAAACTTCCCCGATGAGGTCACTACCTATGAAGAGGTGATACTGAAGGATGGGAAGGAACGTATCAATGGCATGGCTTACGAGACTATCGTGATGCGTAGGTCTAAGAGACCCGTTGCTCTCTCTGTCGGGGAGAAGTATATCGTATCCGTAGGTAAGTCTATCAAGCAAGAACTCACACTGAAAGCCATACACGGAGACCACGATGAATGGTATATCACTTTCGCTGATAGGCTGAACTTAGATAAGATACAGCCAAATTGGGGGAAGTCTAAGATTACTATTGCAACGAGCAACCCAACTCAGATTATATCCTCTCCAAACGAAAGTATATCACTATCTCTTGGCAAGGATTATGTAAACCTCTCCATCAATGGAGTGGACAATACGACTATGCTCGGTACGACATTAAAGGACGAGCAGTGGTATGGTATATCTCTCACGATGATGACGGGTGGTGATAGCTCACTTAGGATATATGCAAAGAAGGGTAGTGGTATATCTGTGATTGCAGATGTGAGCATAGCTTCACAACTCACATCAGGGCTATATCAGTACTCCCTCCTCGGAGGTGATGTATGCCTTAGTAACATTAGGCTATACAAGTCATCTAAGCCCTTCAAGGATAATGAACGTAAGATTGACCTCCTTAGTAGAGTGATTAAGAATGGCTCTAAGGCTGTCATCTGTGATTCAGTTGAACTGCCATCCCATATAGGTGGCGTGTACGTTGGTAGACAACGATAAGCAATGAAAGACGGAAAGATTATAACAGACGCTAAGGGTAAGAAGACCTACCTCGCTTTTGTCAAGGGCGATATGATTGACGATGCTGTGGAGCAGTTCACGGCAGAGGATGGTATGAACCAATCGGTTATGCCTGATGTGTTAGTCACCGCCAAGAAGAGAAAGGCGTATAAGATTGACGAGATACTCTCGCAACTGAAAAAGCCTAATGCACGAATAGAAGACGGGAGCGGTCTTGCGCCTAACGCTGATGCTAACGCTCCTATTGATGAACGCTTCCCTTCTGTAAGGATAAACAAACTCGGAGAGCTGGAAGAGGACTATCTCTTGTATCAGCCTATCTCCGAACTGCAAGCAACGGGTAAGAAGGTGGAAGCCGTGGAGAACTATTCTGTTACTCTTATGGTACTTCCATCGTCTGAGTATGGCTTGTATTACGATGCAGAGACGCTCGTCAGAAAGACGATACCTGCACTCAGGAAGAAGAGGGAAGGGTTCATCTTCCCTGAGACAATCCCATTCAGGTATGTAGACCCTAACGCAAGCGAGAAGAGCGCAACCACAATGCCCGTTGCTCCTTCTGATGAGAATGTAACGTGGTGGTCTACATTCAAGTCGCACGAACTCACGGAGGTTTCTACAGCTACTATGGGTATGATTGGTGAGTTCGGGACTATCAAGGGCGACTTCGTTCCACATAAGAAAAAGAAGAAGGGTAAGAAGGGTAAGGCTACGAAGAAAAGCGAAGCATCTAACCCATCTATGGAGGGTGTTATGAGACTTATTACGAGAGGTGACAACAGCGCACCTTCGTATGGTTTCAAGCCTTCCTCGGTGAAGGACTACGGCTTCTATGGTGCTATGGGTGCTATGATAACGGAGCAATACCTTGACAAGGATAGGAGGGATAGCGTAAACGCCTATGCCGTCCTATCAGACCCTACGGGTAGGAATATCGCTGTCTACTTCATTGAGGGCTTCAAGAAGAAGTGCCAAGCCATTGCTGACAATGGCAAGAAGAACGTGCCATTTGATGATGGCGGTCGTAGCAGGAATGACGATGGGAAGAACAGAGATAACGAAGGCGAGCTTGAAGGCTCATACGACTCTGCCTATGACCCAAGACTTGATAGGTATATTATGACCCACAAGGGCGCAGAGAAGATACATCAGAAGGTGGCTTACTCGGCACTGACGGGTACGTCTATCCTCAAAGACCACCTCGCACCATACGCAGAGAATAGAACAGCAACGACACATAAGGGTAAGGAACATACGCAGTATTACCATAATATGGCGAAGTTCCTCAAGATGAAGGGTAATCCCAACTTCTATGGGGTGAACTCCATTATGAACCCTTATAGCGTTATCAGACTATACGGGTCTCTTGACGTTGATACGGGGGGCAAGATTAGGTCTGTAAGACTATTAGATAAGCACAAGAGAAAGGCGTGGTATGACTTGAACACCAATACCAATGGTGAAGACTTCAAGCTATCAGTGCCTACTACAACGAATATCATCAAGTATGGTCAGGCTGACGCTGTCGGTAGAGTACCATACTCCTTCCAAGACTTTATCTTCTGTAAGTTTTGGAATGTTATACCCAACAACCATCTTATCACGCTGAGACGATACTCTGAGCCTACAAGGGACAACCTTACGTTCCCTGACTTAGATGGCAAACTCCTTGGAGTAGAAAGTGACGTTGAGGTGGTGAACAAGAATGGTTTAACCCATTCACCTATCGCAACGATGCTCACCTATTTCGGTAGTGGTACGGGAAATGAACTTCCACATATCATTAACTTCTCAAGTGGGTACAAATGGAAGGAGACAACGTCTGCCATTTGGGATGTCACCTCAGGAAGTACGGGTGGTGGATTTATGGGTAATATGTTCTCGGGGAATGAGTTCTCCCTCGGAGGTGGGTCTCTGTGGAAGAAGGGTCTTATGGGTGCTGAAATCCTATCAGGTCTTCTTACTGACCCTTCCTACTCAATGAAGATAAACCCCGAGCAACTTATCGGTGCTAATGGTATGCCTGACCCATACACCCAAGGTCCATGGAACAACCGCATCCAAGGTCCACTTAATAGGATTAGTTCTGTGATGATGCGTGATGAAGGAATGGCATTTGGTGGTACGGGTAAGGAAATCTCCTTGTCATTCCATTATGTAGCTCGTAACTTCGGTGGGGCAAACCCCAAGGCAGTGATGCTTGACATCCTTGCTAATGCCCTTGCTATGGGTACGGGTTCAGCACTCTTCTTCAAGGGTGCGCACAGATACGCCTTTGACCCAACACTGATGCCAAGTGGTAGCTTCCTTGATAAGCTGTACAAGCTCCTTGAAGGGAATGACTTTGAGAAGATTATTGAAGCCATCGCACAGCTCTTCGTTGGTGGTGGTGGTATTCAGACCTTTATGGATAAAATCTTCAGCGGTGCAAAGGAACTTGTAGGGAGCGCAGTGAACTTCGGTAAGGATGCTATCGGAGTTAGCGATGAGGATGCCAAGCAGAAGGAGAACGGGATGATGGTCAAACTTCAGAACCAACTGAAGAACCTCACGAATACGGATGCAGGAAGGAAGAGGCTAAAGGATATTCTCTATGCTCTTGTAGGTAAGGAGTTCGGTTTCCAATGGCTTACGGGTCGTAAGGCTCTCCTTATGGGAGACCCCGTTGGTGATTGGCATGTCACAATAGGTAATCCTATGAACCCTATCGCAATGATAGGCAACCTCATCTGTAAGGGTGTTGATATTAAGTTCGGTGACGAGATGGGATGGGATGACTTTCCTACGGAGATGACTATTACCATCACGCTGGCGCACGCTATGGATAGGGATATGGATGGTATCTCTTCTATCTTCAACAGAGGTGCAGGGCGCATATACGTCCTCCCTGACTGGGCGAGAACATCCGCAGATAGAGTTACCAAGGTGGATAAGTATTGGCAGGCGAACTCCGATGGCGTTGGACCTCGTGCTATTGAAGGGTGGGGTACGTTTGACCCTGAGACGAGAGGGCTTATCCCAAGACGTGACTTCAAGGATGAAAAGCAGAACCCACGAGTAGGGAAGCGTGCTGACGTATCTATCGGAGGAGACAATGTAGATGTACCCGTCAATAGCGGTGACTCCACTATCCTTGCAATACCAAGGTACACTCCTATCGCATACAGCAACAGAGAAGATATTGGTATAGACTTCGGTAACTTCTCTCGCTCTACACTTGAAGCACGAAGCTCATACTACATTGACCTTGACAAGCTCGCTGAAAGAGCAAATAAGACCTAATTTATGTTTACTCATACACTTGATAATAAACCTATCATAAAAGGGAAGGACGGAGAGGATATGACCGACCTATGCGTATCAATCTTTGAGAGCAAGTCACTCGGTGCATCAACCTTCAAAGTCCTTACCCTTACGGAGAGGTATGTATGTAGACCTGACCTCATCTCGCTTGACTACTATGGCACGGATGAATACACCGACCTTATCCTCAAGTACAACGAAATATCCAATCCATTCTCACTCGTGGTAGGCTCACTCATAGCCCTTCCTGAGGTGATGGAGATTACTAAGGGTATTAAGACTAATATGGTCTCCTCCGTTGTAGAGAAGGCAGAGATTAGGAAAGAGTCTACCATAGACACACAGCTTAGGAAGAGAGCGTACAAGTATATCTCTCCTAAGAACATTGAGGAGATTAACGAGACACCGAATATCAACAGACCCTTCAACGAACTCACCATACCTGCATCAGGGAAGCGTGTCGCTCCTCCTAATGTAGCGAAGGCAGGGGAAAGCCCTATCATATCTCGTAATGGGAGATACGTCCTTGAAGGAAACCACGAGTGTTGTGTAACGGAAAATCCAAATATCACTGATGTGATGAGAGGCAAGTAAAGCTAATGGCGAGAAAGAGAAGCGTAGTAAACGAAGAGAAAGAACTATATGAAAAGAGAAACACTGATGATGTCTTCGCAAGGGTTGTTATCGGTGGGCTACTTAACGCCTTGAATGGAGAGCTATTCTACACTCAGGTGCGTGATGGTAAGGAGGAGGTTATTCATATTCCCTTCTTCTACAATATGGCGCATTCAGGGGAGAGGTTCATTCAGGATAACTATATGTTCTTCAAAGACCTTTGTAAGGGGATGACGAAGATGGACGGCTCTTTTGATATTATTCCAAGAGGGGTCATCACACTTAACTCCTCTTCCATTGAAGCAGGGTCTATTACGAATAGGTTTGTCCTCGGTGAATATACGAGGACAGACGAGGATGGTATTCCCCGTACATACGTATCGTATCTGTATAGCCTTCCTATTAAGTTCTCCTTTGACTGCAAGATTATCGTAGATACGACCATATCATTACTCAAGATACAATCTCAGGTCAATGAGGCATTCTACAAGAATAGGTCATTCAAGACAACATATCGTGGTATTGTAATAAGATGTAGGTACGGCATCCCTGAGAACTCCCAATGGCAGAAGCCCATGGAGTATAAGTTCGGTATGCAAGACGCTTCTCCTATGGAGCTATCTTTCAGCATAGATGTGGAAGCCTACCAGCCTATGTTTGACAAGACGACAGAGCGTCTGAAAAGCAACTACATCAAGTCCTTCGGTTATGATGTTACACTGAATAAGTCAGAGAGGAAGGATACCCTTGGACAGCGTGACGGACATAATGAGCTATATGGTCTCAAAAGTGATATAGCACACAAGTCTGATGATGGGTATATCTACCCACGATACGATATATCAGGGAAGGCTTACCCAGCTGNGCATAATGAGATATATGGTCTCAAGAGCGATATAGCACACAAGTCTGAGGATGGATATATCTACCCTCGATACGACATATCAGGGAAGGCTTACCCAGCTGGACACGTAATGCCCATCACGTGGCACTACGACAAGGTATATGGGGATATGAGGACTATCACTATCTCCTATAATGAGAACGGCAAGGAGACCCATATAGCTACTATACCTAACACGATGCTTTACGATTNGCATCTTTTACAAGGAGAATGGTAAGGAGACCCATATAGCTACCATACCTAACACGATGCTTTACGATTGGGAGATACCTGATGATTTCATCCCCGAAGAAGAACGAACGGATGCGCACATAGAGTACTTTGGCGCAGGGGATATATCCCAAGACCAAGTCATCCTGATGCCAGACATCTCCGTTGTCCCCGATATGGCGAATGGCAAGATAACAGAAAGCTCGTTCATCGTAAACAGCCAAGGGCTGTTCGTCATCGGAGATAAGACCGAGGAGCAGAGGCGT